GAAGGGCCCTGAATCGGGGTTTGATGAGTTCGCATGAGCAAGCGCCGCGGTTACTACGTCGATCTAGCTAACCAATACATCCAGGGTGTCCTGGATGGAACAATCCCTGCGTGCAAGTGGGTGAAGCTGGCGTGCCAACGGCAGGTCAATGAGCTCGAAAAGAACTGGCAATACCATTTCGACGTCGATTCTGCGGAGCGCGTCTGCCGATTTATCGAGCTTTTGCCGCACATCAAGGGACCTCTGGCAAACGCTAAAAAGAAGTTGACGCTGGAGCCATGGCAGTGCTTCATCCTTACAACCGTTTTTGGTTGGCTTGACGAACACGGAATGCGCCGTTTCCGGATCGTTTACACAGAAGTTCCACGAAAAAATGGTAAATCCACGTTTAGCAGCGGTGTGGCGCTCTACATGCTGGCTGCAGACAGGGAATCTGGGGCTGACGTCTACTCGGCCGCTACCCATAGGGACCAGGCGAAGATCGTATGGGCAGACGCTGCTGAGATGGTCAACCGGTCGCCCAACCTTCGGGCCTCTTTGGGGGTGGAAGCCAATAAGCGAAGCATTTTCCAGACCAAATCGGCGTCCAAATTCCTCCCGATTGCTCGAGAATCGAGGGGTAACCACGACGGTCTAAACATCCACTGCGCCATCGTCGACGAGCTCCACGCTCACAAGACCAGCGCCATCTGGGACGTTTTGGTGACCGGTATCGGCGCTCGCTCCCAGCCCCTCGTTTGGGCCATTACCACGGCCGGCTTTGACCGTTCTGGCATCTGCTACGACCGCCGGACCTATCTCACTCGGGTTTTAGAGGGGCGATACCAGGACGATCGGATGTTTGGCTGCATCTGGTCGATTGACGAAGGCGACGACTGGACAGACCCTGAGATCTGGAAAAAGGCCAACCCGAACTGGGGCGTCTCTCTGAATGAGGAAACCATCGGAGCCATCGCCAACTCAGCGATCCAGATGACCTCAACTCGTAACAACTTCCTAACAAAGCATTTGAACGTTTGGGTCAATGCGTCTACTGCCTGGATGGACATGTTGGCGTGGGACAAGTGCGCCAACGATGAACTGGACGAAGCAGATTTTGAATCGGTCAAGTGCTGGCTCAGCTCTGACCTGGCAACCCGCATCGACGTCGCCGCCATCTGCCGTCTCTATATCAAGGATATCAAAGAGAAGACGCCGGATGGTCGGGATGTCACTCGCCGGCACTACTACCCTTTCCTCCAATACTACTTGCCTGAAGCCACTGCGATGACCACCAATTCAGACCGTTACATGGTTTGGGAAGCAGAAGGCAGGTTTAAACTAACTACTGGTGGATCCATCGACCTGGATCTGATTGAGGAGGATATTCGCCAGAGTTGCCGAGATTACCGCGTTGAAGAGGTGATCGTGGATCCTTGGAATGCTCAGCAGTTGTGCCAACATCTGGTCAAAGATAAGCTGAAAATCGTTGAGATGCGTCCCACTGTGGGGAATGTGACCGAGGCCATGAAAGAGCTGGAGGCTGCTGTGAAGTCGGGGAGATTTCATTTCAATGGAGATCCTGTCTTGACTTGGATGGTGAGCAACGTGGTCGCCAGGACAGACAGCCGAGGAAATATCTATCCAGAGAAAGAGCGCCCGGAGAACAAGATCGATGGAGTGTTTGCCCTGTTGATGGCACTTGCTCGATGCATTGCCGTCGTTCCAGAGCCTCCAAAGTTCCAAGCCATCGTTTTCTGATATTTGACATCCACTAACGACTTCGGATAAAATCCAGCCATGACATTGAAGCGCGCCCATTCTATCCTGACGATTACCAAGGCCGACACCAGCGAAAGCGGTGAGCGCGTCATCGAGGGCATCGCTTCGACCGCCGCGGTTGATTCTTATGGGGACGTGGTTGAGCCACTTGGCGCCGTATTTGACCTTCCTATGCCACTTTTGTGGCAGCACCACCCGGAAAAACCGGTTGGCCATGTGGAGTTCGCTGAGCCGACGAAGTCCGGTGTCCCTTTCAAAGCCAGGATCTTCAATACTGATGAGCCTGGAATCGTCAAGGACCGACTGGACGAAGCGTGGCAAAGCGTCAAGTTGGGCCTGGTTCGAGCTGTTTCCATCGGATTCCAGCCCATCGAATACACGCAACTAAAAGATGGCGGTTACAAGTTCACGAAGTGGAAATGGGTCGAGCTGAGTCTCGTCACCATTCCTGCAAACTCGGAGGCGACCATTGATCTGGTCCGCTCCATCGACCGAAAATCCCTGGCCTCGTCTGGCAAACCTGGGGTTCACGTCGTCAGCACCAAGCAATCCGGCGATACGGAATCCCCTCAAAACTCCAAACAAGGTAAGAATACAATGGATCTCAAGAAGCAACTGCAGGCCGCTCAGGCCGCTCGTCTCGCCAAGTCCGCTCGGATGGAAGCCATCATGAAGGCCGCCGCTGAAGATGGCGAGCGCACGCTGAACGACGCTGAAGGCGAGGAATTCGAAGGCCTGTCGGCCGACATCGAAGCACTGGACGTTCAAATCAAGCGTTTGGAACTGACCATGAAGAACTCGGTTTCGACCGCTGTTCCAGTGGCTGGTGCGACCCCGGAAGCTGCTGCCCAGGCTCGTTCTGGACTGAACGTGACCTCCGTCCGTTCCAATGCTCCGAAGGGAATGGCGTTCACGCGTTATGTGAAGGCACTGGCGGCGAGCAAGGGCAACCTGCATTCCGCTGCTGAGTTCGCGAAGCAGTATGAGAGCTCGACTCCAGAAGTCGGCATCGTTCTGCGTGCCGCTGTGGCCGCTGGCACCACGACCAACCCAGGTTGGGCCCAGGAGCTGGCTCCTTACAACGAAATGACCGGCGAGTTCTTGGAACTGCTCTACGGTGAGACCGTGGTCGACAAGATGACTGGCGTTCGCCGAGTCCCCAGCCGCATCAAAGTGCCGACTCAGACCTCTGGTTCGACTGCCGGGTGGGTGGGTGAAGCTCAGCCCAAGCCAGTGTCCGCCCTGGGCTTCGGCCAGGTGGTGTTGGATGATCACAAAGTCGCTGGGATCGTGGTGATTAGCCAGGAACTGGCTCGCTCCAGCTCTCCTTCGGCTGAGCAGATCGTCCAGAACGACCTGATCAAGGCGATCGCTAAGGAAGTAGACTTGTCGTTCTTGGATCCGACCAACGCTGGTGTGGCCGGTGTGTCTCCTGCCTCCGTGTTGAACGGTGCTCCTTCTGTGCCTGCTTCGGGCAACACCGCTGCTGCGCTGCGTGCTGACGCGTTGGCCGCTTTGGAACTGGCGTTGGCCGGTAACCAGCCTGTGGCTGGCTTGACTTGGGTGATGAGCCCTCGCCAGGCTTTGGCCATCAGCTTGATGCAGAACTCGTTGGGAACGGCTGCTGAGTTCCCTGGCGTGACCGCCACCGGTGGTACGTTCCTGGGGCTGTCGGTGGTGGTGTCGGATTACCTTCCCTACGACACTGCAGGCAGCATCATCGCCCTGGTTCGCCAGTCCGATATCTTGTTGGCCGCTGATGGTGGTGTGTTGGTGGATACCTCGACCGATGCGTCTCTGTTGATGGACAGCGATCCGGCTGGTAACCCGACGGGCCGCCTGACCTCGATGTTCCAGAACAACCTGATCGCCATCCGTGCGGAACGGTTCATCTCCTGGGTCAAGGGTCGCGCCAACGCCGCTGTTTACATCAGCGGAGCCGATTACCGCATTGCCTAAGTTATGCGAGTAAGTTAGAATCAGGGGGTCGAAAGGCCCCCTGATTTCGTACGAGATTAAAATGCGAACTGTAAAAGCGTTGTTGCGCCACACCTATGCCAACCGAGCCATCGAGTTGGACGACATTTACACCCCGGAAAGCCTGGAACATGCGTTATTGCTGGAGGCGTCGGGTCGTGTTAGAATCGTTGATAATGCCGACGATGGCGATTCCCACCTCTCGCGCCGCCGCCGCGGTCGCCCACGAAAAGATCGGAAACTAAATAATGACGAAGCCGACGGCTCTTTCTCGAATTAAGGCTTCTTTCCAAAAGGCACTTTTGAGTGTGTCCGGCTCTTACCGTGGTTCTGGCTCATGGGTAAGCGTCATTCAAGATCCATACCCTGGCGCCTTTCAAAAGAACCAAGAACTCAAAGTGTGTGACAGCACGAGCAATTGGGCTGTGTATGCCTGCGTGACGTTGATTTCATCGGACATCGGTAAATTGCCCTTTGTTGTGAAGCGCCAACAGAACAATGGTTGGTGGCAGACCCAGAGGACCTCTGGATATTCCTGGCTGAATACACGCCCAAATCATTACCAGACGTCCTCAAAATTCAAAGAGCAGTGGATGATTTCCAAGCTGTTGAACGGAAATGCCTATGCTTTAAAGCAGCGTGATGCTCGGGGCCGAGTTACTGCTCTCTATATTCTCGACCCGACGCTGGTGACTCCTCTGGTTTCGAACGAGACGGGAGAGGTATTCTACCAGTTGTCGATCGACAATCTCGCTGGAATCTCAGAAAATAACCTGACGGTTCCAGCCAGCGAGATCATTCACGATCGAATGAATTGCTTGTTCCATCCGTTGGTCGGAATTTCTCCGCTGTATGCCGCTGGTTACCAGGCTCTTCTGGGTAAGATTGGCGTGAAAAACGCGACGAATTTCTTTATGAACGCGTCCAACCCTGGCGGCATTTTGACCGCTCCAGGTGAGCTTGATCAGGGGACGGTTGATGAACTTAAATCGTATTTTTCCAACAACTTCTCTGGACCCAATGCCGGTCGAATCGCCGTGGTTTCGGGTGGTTTGAAATTTGAAAAGTTGGCGACGTCTGCGCAAGATTCGCAGTTGCTTGAGCTTCTCCAGTGGACGGCTGAAACGATTTGCGCCTGCTTCCATGTGCCGAGCTTCATGGTCATGGGAACCCAGCCAGGGTCCAACGCTGAGGTTATGACACAGCAATACTACAGCCAATGCCTGCAGTCCTTGATCATCAGCATGCAGGAGAGTCTGGATGAGGGGCTGGAACTGGAGGATGACTGGGGAATTGAACTGGATATTCGAGAGCTAATCCGGGCCGACAGCAGCACTCGAGTAACGACTCTGACCAACGCGGTTAAAGGGTCGCTGATGACGGTTAATGAGGCCCGTTTGAGCGAGGATCTGGAGCCGGTTGAGGGGGGAGACTCCATCTGGATGCAACAGCAGAACTACAGCCTGGAAGCACTGGTTGAACGAGACCAAAATAGCCCACTGATTACTCAAACCAGCCAGAGTATCGATTCAACTGAAAAGCCAGATGCCACTTCGGCTGCTGAAACGATTGATCAGGCTGTTGATGCGGGAGCAAAAGTCCAAGATTTGGCATTGAATGGTGCTCAGGTTTCGAGCCTTTTGAGCATCCTCCATCAGGTTTCGGAGGGGCTTCTGCCACTGGAAACCGCTCGAGCTATTATCGCTGCGGCATTCCCAGGGATTGAACAGTCAAGCGTTGATGCAATGTTGGATCCGCTTGAAGGGTTTGTTCCGGCAACAGTAGAGCCAGTTCAAGAACCAATACAATCGACCACTGAGGAGCCTGCCTCTTCAGATTCAAATGAGGAAGAAATGAAGAGCTTTATTGATAGTCTAAAGCGTGGATTTGATTTGGAGAATGAAAATGGACTTTGATAAGCTCAGCGCTGGATTGGTCGATGTGGTTAAAAAGTATATCGACCAGGCATTGGTTTCGATTCAACGACGCATTGAGCAGATTGAGTTGAAGTCTAATGTTGAACCAAAGGATGGACGCGATGGACGTGACGGCCGCGATGGGGTGGATGGAGAGCCTGGGCGTGATGCGCTTGAGGTTGACGTTCTTTCTACGATCGATGAGACGCGATCCTATCCCCGCGGAACCTTTGCTTCGTTCCGAGGTGGACTCTGGATTTCTCGCAGAACCACCCAAGGTCTCGACGGTTGGGATTGCGTTGTGAAGGGCTTTGATGGGGTATTGGTTGAGATGACCGATGAGAGGACCATTAGCCTGGTCGCTTCTATGAGCGATGGTCAAACGATTACCAAATCGTTCTCGATCCCAACGGTGCTGGACCAGGGAGTTTTCAAAGAAGGAACTGACTACAGTAATGGAGATGGTGTGACGTTCCAGGGTTCGTTCTGGATTGCTCAGACTCAGACAAAATCTCGACCCGGTGAGAACGCCGACTGGCGCCTGGCCGTTAAAAAGGGCCGCGACGGTAAAAATGGAATCGATGGAAAACATGGCCGGGATGGTTTGAACGGCAAATCCTGGACTGGCCAGAGGGTAGACTAATGAAATTGGTAACGATGGAAGAAGCAGCTCGTCACCTCCGTTTGGACGACCTCACGGATCCAGAGGTTTTCCAGGAGCTTGATCATAAGATCTTGATCGCCAGTGGTTTGATTCTCGACTATTTGGAGTTGACGGTGAATCCGTGGATGGATTCCAATGGAGATCCACTGGACGTCCCTTACAAGGTTCAGGGAGCAACTTTGATTTGGCTAGGAATCCTCTGGAAAAACCGTGATGGTGAATCCGACGAAACCATGGAATTTGGATTCGTTCCAAAAACCGTCAGCAATCTGTTGTACCGGACTCGGAAACCAACTTACGCATGAGCCTCTCTGCTGGAAAACTAAAACACGTTCTCACGATCCAGGCTCGACAGGAAATCGTTGATCAGGACGGTGAGCGCGAGCACGCCTGGGTGAATGTTTTCCCGAGGGTTCGTGCCAACTTCGAACCACTGTCGGTTCGAGAGTTGATCGCGGGCCAGGTTGAGCAATCAAAACTGACTGGTCGTGTCACTATTCGGCATCGTCAGGGGGTAAACTCTGGGCAGCGTATCTTGTTTAGAGGCCTGATTTACAACATTGAGGGCGTTCAGCCCGACAATGAATCTGGACTCGAGTGGATGACATTGACAGTCAGCACCGGGGTTCGGGAGCAGAACGCATGACAGACGTCTTTGTTTTGGGGACAGGCCCCAGTCTGACCCAATCTATAGTTGATTCGGTTCGTGGACGGGGTATAGTTGTGTCGGTATCCAACGCTTATCAGTTGGCGCCCTGGGCCGAGGCGCTGGTTTCAACCGATGCAGCTTGGTGGAACCATTACAACCCTGTTTTCGATGGAAAGAAATATTGCCCTAATTTGGTTGATGGAACGATTCGTGTTTCCCAGTTTCCTCCTCATGAAAACTCGGGGGTTCTCGCCTGCAGAGTCGCGCGGGAGTTCTACAATCCAACCAGGATCTGTCTTCTGGGATTTGATTTTGGCGGTGGTCATTTTTTCGGTGACCATCCTCAACCCCTTCAAAATACCAAGCCTGAACGTTTTTCTGTTTTTCAAGAGCAGTTCAGAATCGAGCTTCACCGATGCGAACAGGCAGGAATCCAGCTCATCAACTGCACCGAGAACAGCCAGTTGAAAAAGATTCCAAAGCTACCCCTTTCAGAATTCCTGGACTCAAAGCATGCTTGAAATCACGATTATAGCATCCGAACGCGCACCTCATCAGAAACAAACCGCACAGGCTCTTAGAACCGGATTCCAACGGCACGGTATCAATGCCACCATCGTTCCAACCCGATACCATGCCACAGGAAAAAAGCATGTGTGTGTTTGGGGATGGCGAGCCGGAAAAGAGCTTCGAGAAAGAGGGTCTGAGGTTCTGGTGATGGAGCGAGGCTACCTTGGAGATCGATTCAGTTTCACCAGCCTGGGTTGGAATGGACTCAATGGCTATGCCGATTTTGGAAGCATCCAGGTCGACCCAGTTGAACGTTTCCAGAATTTCCATGCGCACGCGTTTCGGCCCTGGGATCCGACAGGTGAATATGCTGTGATTATGGGCCAGGTCCCAGGCGATGCCTCCCTCAGGGGACAGGTGATGGACGGCTGGTACCGACAGAAGGCGTGCGATATTCATGATTCCCTGGGAATCCCTGTATATTTCCGGCCGCATCCTGAGGCTTTGAAAAAAGGGCACCGGATACCTACAGGGTTGACTGTGATCGATGGAGATCTTTCCCAGGTGATTTCAGGTGCCCGGTTGGTGGCGACCTACAACTCCAACTCAGCGGTTGACGCGCTAATAGCTGGTAAGCCAGTGGAACTAGGTGACCGCGGCTCGATGGCTTGGGAATTGGTTGGGGATCAAATCTTTTTCAATGAGCCGGATGGTCGACTGGAATGGGCGCAGAATCTGAGTGCCCGTCAGTGGCTTCTAGAAGAGATGGCATCCGGGGTTGCTCTGACTGGATTGATAGACAGATTCGAGGTATGATTCGGAATGGCATCGGATATTGACGTTAGACTGATTGGTTTAGAGCCTGTTCTCAGAAAGCTTGAGAACCTTGGTCCTGCGTTAAGAAAAAAGTCTCTTAGAAGCGCCATGTCAAAGGCCGCATCCACCGTTCGAAAGGCAGCCACAGCTAAGGCTCCCAGAGATACTGGTGCCATGTCGAAAAACATTCGCGTCCAATATGCGTCTAGGACCTCTAAAAAAGTCGGAGGGGTCGCTTTCCGAGTGGGTGTTAGGGGAGGGGCACAACAGCAGGGGGCACAGGTTCGATACGCTCGTAGCAAGAAGGGGCGTAAATCTACCTCCGCAGTCGGTTCTAGCACGTGGTATTGGCGCCTGGTTGAGTTCGGAACTCAGAAAATGGCAGCCAGGCCATTTATGCGTCCAGCTCTTTCGAACAACGTGAACAAAATTACCTCTCAGATCACATCCGATCTTGATGCTGCCATCACCAAATTCTCAAAAACGGAGCAGGCATGAACCTGGTTGCACCTATTTACCGAACCATTCAGTCATCTGCTCAGGCCGTGGCGCTTTTGGGTTCTCCATTGCGTGTTTTTTCGTTCGGTGAGACGCAGAACCAGGACGTTGCTAAACCCTATGTCGTATGGCAAAATATTGGGGGACAGCCCGAAAACTACCTGGGTAGCCGTCCTGAGATTCAAAGCCATAGTGTCCAAGTCGACATCTATGGGGATTCGGCTAAACAGGTTCGTGACGTGGCCAGTGCTATACTAGAACCGATTGAGGTTGAGGCGTATGTTCAAAACTGGGGAGGTGAGAGCCGAGACCCAGAAACGCAAGACTTCAGGATTTCCTTCGACTTGGACTGGTTTGTCCATCGTTGAAACCACCAACCCCGCGGGAGCGGGTTAGCTAAAAACTCGCCAACCGGAGAAAACCAACATGGCAAAACTGAAAGCTCAAGGCACCAACCTGTTTTTCATCGACCCGGCGAATGGGGCGGTGCTGGAGGTTGAGTGCATCACGACCCTGGATGGTCTGACCGCTGCTCGTGATCAGATCGAAACGACCTGCCTTTCTGACAACGCTCGAACCTATGAAGCGGGTTTGGCTACCCCTGGCACTGCTACGTTCACCATTCAGTACGATCCTGAATCGCCAAGCCATCTTCGTCTGCATGAGCTGTATGTAGAGGGTGTGAAACTTGATTGGGCTGTGGGTATGTCCGACGGAACCGCTGTTCCGACTGCTGATACGACTGGCGATTTCATTCTTCCGGCAACCCGCAGCTGGCTCGTTTTCAATGGCTACATCTCGGACTTCCCATGGTCGTTCGCTCTGAACACCGTTGTGAGTAACAACCTGTCTGTTCAGGTTTCGGATTTCCCGACCCTGGTTCAAAAGGTCGCGTAATAACCCGGGCCATTTTATTGCCGGAATCAGGGAGGCCTGGCCCAACCTCCCTCCGGTTATATTCCCCACTACAATTGAAGGTGAAATAAATGGATCTGAAGCAGCTCAAAGCGGCTGGTGGTTTCTCCAGCAATAAACTCATTCCCGTAACCAAAAAGTGGACCACTCCTGAAGGGGAAGAGGTCGATTTTGATTTCTTTGTCGTTCCTCCTTCGTGTGGCCAGAAAGAAGATTTGGTTAAGATGATTCACGAAAAGAAGGATTTCTCTTACTATGCCAAGAGTATTTCTGAGGGAATCCGGATCGGTGAAAACGGCAAGACGAAGCTGAGTTATGAAGAGGCGTATGACCTCAACCTCGATTTAGCGAACTTGTTCCTGGAGGCGATCCAGGAGGCCGAAAAGCCAAAAAAAGCGAAATCGGCGGAGAATTCTGGCACGAATTAATCCTGGCTGGGGTCGGCGGGAGGACCATTGAAGAAGCCAAGCAGAGAATGTCGTATACCGAATATCTCTCTTGGGTTGAGTTTCGAAAGAAACATGGTCCTCTAAATCCGATACTCAGAGCCGATCAATCGCGTGCCTGGACGACTCTTGTTTTGGCTAAAACTTCTGGTGCGAAGAGTCTGGAATTGAAAGACCTTTTGCCGTATCATAAGGAAGATGAGGCTGTTGAAGCCAGCATTGAAGAGATCGCTGGAGCATTCCACGCGGTAAATCGTTCCAATAAAGTATTCAAGAGATCCTAACATGGCAAATCGTTCGCTCGGTACATTGACCCTAGACCTGATCGCCAAGATCGGAGGTTTCACGGGTCCCATGGATCAAGCAGCTCGACTGGCCAAGAAGAGATCGGATGAGGTCTCCGATGCGTGGGCGAACGTTGGCTCACGCATCGGAGGTGCGATTGGGATTGGAATTGGAACAGGCATTAGTGCTATTCAGGGACTCGCAGCTGCAGGTACTGCCGCGGCTGGTGTTATCGTTCGCGATTTCGCAAAAACATCTCAAGAGCTAAAAGTATTTTCTGAAATCTCTGGAACGTCTGTTGAGACATTCCAGAAACTTGCTGCGTCCGCATCAACAGTCGGAATCAGTCAAGAGAAGCTTGCTGATCAACTCAAAGATGTGAATGAACGTGTCGGTGAGTTTATTGCAACGGGTGGTGGTCCCCTAAAAGATTTTATGGAGCAGATTGCTCCTCGTGTTGATAGAACTGCAGAGTCGTTCCAGAAAATGGGTAGCGGTTCAGATGTTTTGATCGCCATGGTTTCTGACATGCAGAAACTTGGTTTAAGCACTCAAGAGATGTCATTCTTCTTGGAGGCCGTTGCAACTGATACAACAAACCTGATCCCGCTTTTGAAAAATGGCGGAGAAGGGCTTCGTGAGATGGCTGATGCTATCGATTCGATGGGTGGTCCACTGACTGAAGCCGAGATTGCACTAGGAGATAAGTTAGCTAAAAGTCTTGCTATTGCTGAAGCTCAGGTTACTCTTTTAAAAGGAAGGATCGCAGCAGAGCTTGCTCCTGCTGTGATACAAATTATTTCGGAGTTTCAAAATTGGATTAAAGAGGGTGACCGAGCTTCTCAGATCGCGAATGGTCTTGGAATTGCGATCGACATTACCAAGGTCGCTTTCTATGGTCTAGCAACCGCAGTAAACTTGGTCAACGGAGCCGTTCAAAAAGCAGTGGCTTTGGTTATGGGGTATGTGAATACCGTTTCAACTATTGCAACCGGTCTTTCTAACGTTGTTAAAACG